CAAGGCGGCGCTCAATATGGCAGCATAGGACAAGCCTACACAGGCGCAGGACAAGCCCAACAACAACTCGGCATTGGCGCAGCGCAAGCAGAACAACAAGCGCGCGCGGCAGACTATCAGCGACAAATGGCCGCGCTCAATCAGTTTGCGCAAATGCAACAGCAAGAGCAAGCGATGCGCGCGGCAGACGTGGCTGCGCTGGAAACAGCAGGGCAAGCACAACAAGGTCAACGTCAGCGCGAGCTCGACATGGCTTACGGCCAAGAGCGCGAAAAGTTCTTGTACCCACAACAACAAATGGATTGGCTCAGCACACAAATTCGCGGCATGGCACCCATCACGCCGCAAACTGTCACTCAGGCAGGACAAACCACGGGTGCAACGTATTCGCCTTCACCGCTGTCACAGTTGGCTTCCGGCGTGTTCGCGTACAAAGGTCTGCAGGGTCTCGCTTAAGGAACCATTATGGGATACGAACTCAACAAATTGATGAGCCTTTATGGCGTTTCAACGCCGGGTATGGCTCCTTATGGCGGCGCTGCGAACGATGCTGCTGCGATGCAACAATACAATCAGTATCGGACTGATTACAAGAATCGCGTAGCCGCCACGCCAATGTATGGCGAACAACAATACCTCACCGGGTTGGCCGGAGAGCGTGTCGCGCCGACTTATTCTTCGCTGATAACGCCGCCAGTCAACCTGACGATGGCCGGGCCTGACAATTCTGCGATCATGGGGCCGCCAGCGCCCAAAATAACCACGCCCGCAACAGGAACGAAACCCGGCACAACGACCGGCACTACTCCTGCAGGCGGCGGCACAACAACCACACCCGCCAACTTTACACCTCCACCCTACATCGGCGGCGGTCTTGGTTTAACGACGTCGCCAGCAGACCAAGGTAGTGCCACAACTTATATTGGAGGAGGCCTTGGGACAGATTTATTGAACCAAACAAGGAAACTCCAGTCAGGCGACAATCCAAAAACCCGCGCCGACTTGGTTGAATTTTACCTAACTCAGCTTGGACGCCTTCCAGAAGAAAGTGGACTTAATTATTGGACGAACAAATTCGGCGAAGACATCGACCGAACGGAAATGATGGAGCTGGAGTCCGCAGCACAAAAAGAACTTGGCCAGCAAGCTGATTTGAAAAACCTGTACGGGAAATATTTGCAACGCGAACCAGACCTCGCTGGCCAACAATACTGGATGGGACAAATCAGCGCGGCAGGCGGCGTCACGCCAGAAGTTGAGCGCCTGTTCCAGCAAGGTGCCGGACAAGAAGTTGACATGGGCAATGCAGGGTTTAGACCCGGCATGTATGACGTTGGTCAGATGGGCAGCCGCATCACGCCGACAGAGTCGGCTCAACTTTATGCAGCTGCGCCATTCGTTTTTGGGCAAGATCCAACAGGCGCAGCGAACAACCGCGCACGCCAACAGCTGTATGACCTTTACACGCAAAATTTAGGCCGCACAACACCTGACCAAGAAGGATTCAATTGGTGGATCAATAAAATTGGCAGCGACAACATCATCACGCCAGAAGAACAAAACATGTTCTTGGCAGGCGCGAATCCGATGTACCACGGCGGCGCTGTGCATGACTTAGCCCAGAAATACAAAGTAGGCGGCGCTGTACGCAAATTCGAAATTGGTGGCAACAAAGGTGAGCCAGAGGATCCAATTGAATCGACAGTCCGTGCGCGTTCAATTGACATGGGCGGGACGCCGCCAAAATACGATGCCGCTCCTGCAGAGCCAATCACGGTGTCCCCAGCTGCGCAACCAGTGAAGCCGCCGCCATCGGCCACCACCCCGGTTTCTCCTGCCGCGACCGACTTGATGGCTATGCTCGCTGGCTATGGCGATGACGTTTATGCGCCAGAGCTGAAAACTGCACGAGCGAAAGTCTCTGCAGAAAATGAGAAGTTCGCGAAAATGATTGAAACAGCGATGAAAAGTGAAAGCGCTGTTCCAGACAAGACTGAGCTGTATTTCCGGCTAGCTAAAGCATTCGGCTCACCAACGAAGACCGGCGCATTGACAGAGAATTTGAGTCTAGTCGGTGGTGAGGCGGCAGAATATGCAAAAGACGTCAGAGCTGGTCAACGCGCTGACAAACAACTGCGCACGCAGCTCGGCTTAGAGGCTCAAAAACTCCGTGCACAAGGTGCTCGCGAAGACCTCACGACGCTGCGCACGTTGGCTGGTGAGGAAATGAAAGACAGGCGCGCCATCTTAACAGAATACATCAAGAGTGGCCGCCCACAGTCTGAAGCAGGCAAGGCGGCAATCGACGCAGGCCTGAAGCAAGGCACGACAGAGTTCACACAGTTCGTCGAAAAGTACATCGACGACAAAGTCCGCACAGGCAACATGCTGAAAGAAGCCATGGTCGCGATTGCCGCTGGGCAACTCCAGCTCGGCAAACAGCGTGTTGATATTGCCAAACAAAGCGAACAACGGCAGCAAGAGGCCGCTGGCAAACTCACGCCCGGAGAAGTCAAGCTCAAAGCGGACGCCGAAACAACACTCGGCGGCATCGACGACGCGATGTCTTCGCTCAAACGTGCTTATTCGCTCAACCCCAACACATTCGACGGGACACTCATTGCGCTGGCTCAACGCAAAATCCTCGAACAAACGGATCCAAAAGATCCGCGTGTGTTGGCGACGCGCGAACAACAAAACTTGCTCAGCAAGGGTGCAATCGACAAGCTGCGCGCATCGTTCGGCGGCAACCCGACAGAAGGCGAACGTGCCGCGCTGTTGGCGTTGGAAGGGATCGATTCCAAGAGCAAGGAAGAGCGCGCGCAGATCATGAAGAACACGTACAAGTTGTTGAAAGATCGTCGTGAACGCGAACAAAAACGCTTGAATGAAATTTCCAAAGGGGCGTACCGCGAAACGACACCAGCACCAGCCGCAGGAGACCTTGAATAATGGCGACCAAACCTGTGAATCAATTGGTGGGCGGCGCTCGCGCCGCTGTTGGGCAAGGCCTCATGATGGGTTGGGGCGACGAAGCCGAAGCGTGGCTCCGTTCCAAGCTCGGCGAAGGCGAATACCAAAACATCGTTGACCGCATCCGCAAAGAGTACGGCACCTATTCTGAACAAAACCCCGTCACGTCTACGCTCGCAGAGTTCGGCGGCGGCGCGTTGCCGGGCTTGGCGGCGATGATGGTGCCGGGTGGACAACCTGCAGGGGCCGCCCAACTGACCACAGCGGGTGGTTCGGCGTTGGCTCGGTTGGCGGCGCGCCCAATCACCAAGAGCATCGCCGCAGGCACCACCACAGGCGCAATTTCTGGCGCTGGTTCAGCTGTAGAAGGTAGTCGAGGTTCCGGCGCGGTCACCGGCAGCGTGACTGGCGCTGGTGTGGGCGCGGCTGTTCCTGTTGTGATGCGCACTTCAGGCGGCATAAAAGACTGGCTCAGTGAGCGGTTGTTCCCGTCTGAAGCCAAAACATTCGAGCGCGCGTCGCAAAAGATGACAGAGGCGCTCGGTGAAGCAGGCATGACACCAAAAGACATTTCCAAGCGCATGGCAGAAAATCGCGCATTGGGTGTTCCAGCGACCGTCGCCAACACAGAAGCCGCATTGGCTGATTTAGCTGAGACGGTTGCGCAGCGCACCGGAAAAGGCACCCGCAGGATTGAAAAGACAATCAGCCAACAACAAGCAGGAACCAAAGAGCGCGTCTACCAGCAAGTGCGCAAAGGGTTGAAACCGGACGACTACTACAGCGAAGAAGAGCGCCTGATCAGCGACCTGCGCAGCAAATCAGCGCCTGCTTACAAACAGGCTTACGCCGTTGGTGAGGTTGATGACCCGCAAATCATGGATATGTTGGCGTTGCCGCAGTTCCGTGGTGTTTGGGCGACAGCCCGGTCAATTGCAGAAGCTGACGCAGCAGCCGCGAAGGTCAACGCAATGCGCGGCGGCGAGGCATTCGACCCAAGTGAGTTCAAGTTGCGCGACATCTATGAAGTCATCCGCGACCCAAAAACAGGCAACCCAATCGACGTAAAAATCACCGGTACAGTGCCAGACGTGCGCACGTTGGATTACATGAAGCGCGCGCTGGACGCTCAAATCAGCGCCGGGTACCGTTCCGACAATGCCGCGACATTGGCCAGCGCGAACGCCTTCAAAGACCTGCGCAACGCGCTGCGCGACCGCACCAAAGAAGTGGTGCCTGAATACAACGCGGCGTTGCAAACCTACAAAGGCGACAAAGAGATTTTGGATTCGCTCAGGGCTGGCTATAACGACTTCGGCAAGATGGACCATGAGGAAGTCATCAGGCTGACGGCCAATATGTCGCCTGCTGAAAAAGAAGCATTCCGCACAGGCGTCGTGCGCGACATTTACGGCAAGTTGTTCACCACCAGCCGCAACATCAATGCGGGTGCAATCCTGAACGCGCCAGAAATGCAAGCCAAGCTGCAGCCGCTGTTCGACAGCCCGGCGCACTTCAGGTTGTTCCAAGCCGCCACAGAACGCGAAGCGCAACTGTTCAACCAAGCGAATCAAATCCTCAAAGGTTCACAAACCGGCAAGCGGACCGCTATGCGAGAGAAGTTCGAAGATTCAGGAGAAGGATTCTCGCAAGCTGCTGCGCAAGCGTTGACTGGCGGCTGGAAATCTTCGCTCACTGGGATGGCGTCGCGTGCACTTTACAAGACCACAATGACAGAGGACATGGCCGACAAGTTGGCCACGATGTTGATGTCAAGAGACCCGAAAGAAGTAGCCGCTGTCGTAAAAATCTTGGAAGACTACGCCGAGCGCGCCGCACCCAAAGCAGCAGCGGCCACCAGAAGGGAAATTGGCGCCACGACAGGCGTTTCGGTCAGCGCGCTGCCTGCACCGAGTTCCGGCGAGAAGTTCGGCGAAATCGAAGAGGAAACGCGTACGGAAATGCCCGCAGGCCCGGATATAGAAATGGACATAGAATCTGACCGCTCTCCCCGGCAGCAACGCTGAAAAAACGGCTCAGCAGCTGTCTTCACCCCGCTCAGTGCGGGGTGTTTTTTCTTCACACATGACGTAGTTGCGCATGTCGAGAATTATTTCAATGTGTTCGGCGGCTGTGTGTTGCCCTGCGGCGCGCGCTGTTTGGATGGCCGCGAGCAGCTCTTCTTGAGTGCGGCCCCAATGCAAACCGGGGCCGAGCAGTCGGCGTATGTACGCCCACGTTTCACACAACCGTTTTCCCTCATGTCAAGGCGCTCTCGTCAATTTCCAACATCTTCCGCAAGCGCTTGATTCTTTGTGTTTCGAACTTTACCATATTGTCGTAGTATTCTCGCAGCCGCTGATACTCCAACAGATTGCGGCGTGCATCTTCCAACTCCCTGTGGCCGAGTTTTTCTGGGCTCGGTTTTTTGAAAAGTTCTACAATCCAGTCATACCAGTGTTCTTCAATTGCTGGGTGGCTGATTACTTGATATTCCTCAGAAGCGCTGACAGTTCTGATACGCCGCCATTGCACAAAAGCAGATTTTGTGCCTTTCGGTATCTGTCTTGCACTGAGTGATTGATGAACTTGGTCATTAGTATGGTATGCGAACGGCGCAGGAGTTCGCGTTTCAATGCTTGTTCGGGCGTCAGACATGTGAACTCCAAGTTCGGGAAAGTGTTAATGATGGTTTGAGATTGTTGATTGAGCAACCCTATAACCAGCACTCCTGTGCGCGGAATGCGCGGCGCAGAAATCGGTTGAGGGTCGTGTTTGGGGTGATGTTTGGCTTCTTCCTTGCGCAGCTCCAGTCGTTCAGCGACCTTGTCGGCCAGCGCCTCAAGGAGCTGGTCTAGGATGGTCCGAAAAAGGTCAGGTGCAGCTTCGGTTGGGGGCGGCGACGGAAGCGGCTCTACGGGCCGAATTTTGGCTTCAGCGCGTGCACGATCTATGTCATCCGCATATTTGTAAAGTGAGGAAAAATTAGGTTTGCGCCGCCGCTCGACCGGCAACACGCTTTGCGCGGCAACGTACAATTCTTCTTTGCGCAATATGGGGTTGTCGCGTAACAGCGAGACCATCTGTTTGTAGATGGCTTCGCGCTCTTGTTCATCCCAACGAATTTTGGTTTTCATCAGTCACCTTTCTAAGTTAAACAACCGGGGCGCGCGGCCCCGGCAACAATCAGAAACCGCTCGCTTCTCCAACTTCTGACGGATTTTCCTCGTACTTGACTTGGACGCCGCCTTTGGCGATGCTGCTGTGGAACGCTTTGGCGGCTGCGTAGACTTCACTGCGGTCTACTTGCCCGGCCAGCTCGAACTTCACACCGAACCATGTGCCTTTGTCGTTGCTTTCTCCTGCGCTGGTGACGCGCACAAAGTTCGCGAATGTCGGCGGCGTATAAAGCTGGCCGCCAGAATTCTTGAGCTTAACGGAAGCCAGCGCCGACATCAGCATCTTGGACTTCTTGATCTGGGTGGACGTCAGTGACAGGAGCGCTTCACTCCATGCGCCGCTTTCCTGATCGATGATCAAGACGTAATGGTTGCGCGTGTCGTTGAAACGATCACTCTTTTCCGGGTTGATAGATTTGTCCGGCTCAGGCGCATAAAGCCGCCCGTCCAGCTCCACCACCTGACCTTTGGTGCGCATGTCTGCGACTTCCTCTGGACTATAAACGCCGCGCAGTCCACCACCGTTGGCGCGCGCACCCCACCGCAAGAATTCGCGGCGGTAAGAGCATGGCACAATGATCACGCCGTCTTTGCCAGAAAACAATCGGCCTGTGACGTTCTCGAAAAACATACCAGCCTTCGCCCCTTCCAACGCCGCGCCAGAGGCTTCGTCGACCTGCGGCGAACCCTTTTGCAACAAACTCAAAAACGGAATGGCGAACGATTCCTGACCGGCATTTTCCATGCCTGCGCCAGCGTCGGCGGCAAAATCCATATCAGCGACCACCAACGCTGTGTTGGTTTCCTCAACCTTTGCAAGCTCTTTTTTGCTCATGATTAACTCACTTTCTCATGTGGTGTGGGGCTCAGAAAACGCCGCCCCACTCAGCGTTCACTTCTTCGCAGCAGTGATCTTTACTTTGTTGTAGGGATGCACCCCGAACAAATCGAATGGTATGGCTTGTCCTGCGGCCATTTGTTCCTTGATGAACGACTTCAGCGTACTGGGATGCACACGCTCAATCATCTCGCCGTTAATTTTCTGCGCACACTCCAAAGCGGCTTCGCGCTCGTCACGACCGAACTTGGCGACGACTTCTGTCTTAATCAAGCCGCCGAACCCATTTGTCGTCAACCAGTCATGCGCTCGCGCGCGGCGTTCTTCGCTGATGCCGCAATCTATCTCTGGCTTCACTTCGATTGTTTCGCCGGTGGTGAGTTTGAACGTCGCCAACCCCAACTCTTGCATCAGGTCAGGCAGGTCTTCTTGCTCGACGCGTCGCACGTCTTTTTTGGCTGTTTCCAGTTCATTTTCCAGCCGCGTGACATTTTCGCGGAGCTTCAATAGCAGCTCAGCCAGCTGCACAGCACGTTGCAAGTCACTCATACGTTCGCCTCCACGGAAATGTAGCTGCCAGACTGTCTGTCCCACTTGAGTATGCGCAGCAAGCCGCCCGTCTTACGCACGGCAATGCAGGAAACTGCCGCGATGAGCGATGGGTCACCAACTGCAACAACATAATCTTCGTCTGAATAATCTTTCATCTGCTCGCGCAAGGCGGCGATCAATGGGTTGATGTGGAGCCGGTTGGCGTTGGGCGGCAACATCACGACCAGCTCGCCGAATGACTTGGCGTGATCCAAATTGATTGAAGGCACCCAGAGTTTTGTCGCCGGGTCGTACTTACTGGGTACTTGCGGCGCGTAGACTTTTGACATCACTTTTCCTTTCTAAATTTGTGAGCTTAATTATCCTTCGATAGCCGCGACCTCGTCTCCCAGCACTATTGCGGCGGTACGTTGTTTGCGTTGCAAGTTGCGCGCGATTTGTTCGTCTATTGTGCTTTCAGCGGCAATGTCGATATAAACAACATTCTTGCGTGTGCCGATGCGGTGCGCGCGGTCTTCAGATTGCAGCCTTGTTTCTAGGTTGAAATCATTGCTGAAATAAAACACCGTCTCAGCCGCAGTGAGCGTCAACCCAATGCCGCCAGACTGAGGTTGTCCTACGAACACACGCACGTCACCGTTTTGGAAGCTGTCGACAGCGGCTTCCCTGTCGTCACGGCTCACGCCGCCATGGTATTGAACGCAACTGACGTTCGCCTCATTGAGCGCGGCGCTGATGGCGTCCAGTTCTTCCCTGAACCGAGCCCAAATGATGAACTTGCCGTCCACGTCTTCGATGGCGTCCATCAGGGTCTTGAGCCGAGGATTGTCGTCAGAAACATAGCGCACACCCAACGGCGTATTGACGTAGCCGCTGGTGATTTGTTGCAGCTTTATCAGCGCGGCGAGTTCGCTGACCGGCAACTCGACATTGTTGCCCAAATCAATGCGCAGCTCGTCTTGCATCTTGTCGTAGGCGCGTTGCTGCGCAGCGTCCAACTCGAATGTGATCGTTTTATAAATTTTGTCCGGTAAATCCAAACAGTCTTTTTTCAGCACCCTGAACGAATGCGGCTCCAGCAACTTTTGCAGCTTGTCGAGGTTACGCCAGCGCGGCGAGCCGTCTGGGTTGCGTGCTATGATTTGTGCGAACGCCGCGCGCGGGTTGCGGCGCACCATGTTTTGCATGAGCGGGTGGGTGTTGGGCAACACGTCAGCGTATTCAGAAACGAACGCGCGGTAACTGGTCGTGCCCAACAAACCGCTCTCGAGAAATTCCATTTGTGCGAATACGTCCACCGGGGAGTTGGTGACCGGCGTGCCTGACGCGATGCGAGCGCCCTTTGCGTAGCGACGGAGCCGCATGAGCGCTTTTGTGCGCGCGGCGTCTGGATTCTTGATGCGCGAACTTTCGTCGAGCAAAATCCATGCGTTGCCGCTCAACAAGAATCGTTCGCAAAACTCGTAGCCTTTTTTGGTCACCAGCGCGTCGATGTTGACTGCCAGAAACCGTAGCGGGACAGATTCGCCTTCTTGGCGAACCCTGAACAAGTCTTCCAGTGAGCGCATATACCGTTGACCAGCACCTGAGCGCCACGCACGAGCGACTATGTTGCCTTCCATGTGGGCGGGGATCTCCCGGTTGATCCAGTTGAGGTGCACACCGTTGGGCGCGACCACGAGCACAGTGTCGATGGTGCCTTTTGCGTAGAGCCGCTCGACATCAGCCAGCAACGTCCATGTCTTGCCGGTTCCTTGTTCCATGAACAAGGCATAGGTCTGACGCCCGACCATGCGTTGTATGGCTTGCAGTTGATGCGCCATGCCTTGCGTTTTCATTTCTTGTCTCCTAGTTGCACCAGCATGCCAACGATGTTGTCGATGCCGATGAGCATTGCGGCTGACCTGAACTGCGGCGTGTTGTATTCATTGATGTGGTCAGCGGTCGCGCCGCTGAATACAAACACTTCGTCGCCCACACCTACAACAACCAGAGAAATGCCGCCCCAGTTGCGCCAGTTGAGATGCCAATTCTTTTGCACTTGCGAGAGCCCTTTTTCACCGAGGACTTTGGTAGAGCTCCGCGCAGGCCATTCTTTCACGTACTTCAATTCTATCGGGATGAAGTTGCCTTTCACTAATGTGTCCACGTCAGGCCGACCAACACCGACCAAATTCTCTATCCGTTCTGTGTACACGCGGCCCGCAGCAGCGTCACGCAGGCGATCCCACAAGCGTTGTTCTGGGCGTCGACTCACTCAAATCCTCCTGGCGGTTCAATACTTTGATGCGTTCAACTTTTATCATGCCGAAGTTCGGTATCTTCTTGCCGCGCACGAGCAGCACATCCTGTTCAGCCACCAACCGCTCCATGGCAATGCGGCCCAGCGGCTCATACTTGAAACGGTCAACGCGGCAAATGATCGGGATGCCGGTGTCGTCTTTCAAAAAGAAGTCTGAAAACAATGTCTGGCCGGTGAGCTTGCGGCCATCACGCCGCGCGACACGCACCGTTTCATTTTCGTCACGCAGCTCTTTCTTTGATATTTTGCCGATGAACAAAACATCGCCGCCGTCAGGCAACTTGTCGGCTGTATAAATGACCGACCCAACCCGGCAACCATGGCCCACGGGGTCGGCGTACCAATCAGCGTAGGCGTGGCTGATTGGGTAGAGGTCACTGAACTTGATGTGTGCTTCCTTGATGCGTTGCCGCAGCTTGTCGTCGGTTGTACCGAGACGGCGCGCTTCTACTGCGGCGACAGCCTTTGCAGGGCCGAACCCGACGAGGTTCATGTAGCCGCCGATCAACCTTCCATTTTGCACCGACCAGTTGATGTCGCTCAGGTCTGGGTCGAACGCGGTATATTCCACGCCTTCACGGGCCATCTCACGCAAGATTTCCATCGTCTGGTCATCGTCCTTGGCTGACCTGAGGCAAGCCGCTGCATATTCCAGCGGGTGATACGCCTTCATCCAAGCGCACCAATAGCTAATCACCGCATAGGCGCACGTGTGCGACTTGTTCATGCCCCATGCGCCGAAGTTACAGATTTCATTCCAGATGTCTTGCGCGACCTCTCCATCAATTTTGTCTTGCGCCGCGCCTGCGATGAACTTTGCACCTTGCTGATCGAAGTATTCTTTCCCTTTGCGGCCAGACATCGCCTTGCGAATGACGGTGGTTTCATCCCACGAGAACTTGCCGATGTCGCGCACGATGCGCATGACTTGTTCTTGGTAGAGCACGACGCCGTATGTGTCAGCCAACAACTCCTCCAGCGCCGGGTGAGTGTAAGTCACCGGCTCTTGACCAGCCTTGCGAGCGATGTATTTCCCGGTCGCGCCGCCGCCTAACGGTCCTGGACGAGCCAGCGCCGTCAAGTGGTCCACCGTCTTGAAGTTGTCCACGTGCACTTGCGCTGAAATGGTGCGCTGGCTTTGTCCTTCAAACTGAAAGATGCCGGTGTATTTGCGCTGGTTGAAAACTTCTAGCACCTTCGGGTCGTCCAACTTCAATCCATAAAGCTCTTCAGCCGTGACGCAATGCGTGTCCTCAATGATGCCGAGTGTGCGCAACCCCAATGCATCAATCTTGAGCAGGTTCAGGTATTCGCTGTCTGGCTTGTCGATGTGCGCTACGCCGTCTGCACCAACGGTGCAATATTCGTCGACTGGCACGTTACAAACAATCACCCCGGCGGCGTGTACGCCTGTGTGCCACGCATGGTTTTCAACTTCTGACATGACCACAGCCTTTGGGTTGCGACCCATGAATCGCCGCCCGATGTCGGTGTTGTTCAGTGTGTCCTCCAACCCTTTCCCGTAGCGAGAGTCACCCGACGAATACTCAATCAACACGTTGAGCAGCTCGAACCGCTCCTTGTCAGGAATGCCGAACCGCTTGCAAACTTCAGCCATCACGCTGCGCGGCTTGAGCGTGTTGACGTTGCCGATGCGCGCCACGCAGTTGCGGCCATACTTCTCGGCAAGGTAATCGAAACATTGGTCGCGCTTGGTGTCCGAAAAGTCAATGTCGATATCAGGCAAATCCTTGCGCGTCAAATCAATGAACCGTTCGAACAACAACCCATGCGGTATCGGGTCGACCTCGGTGATGCCCAACAAGTAACAAAGCAGCGAACCAGCCGACGAGCCGCGCCCCGGCCCCACCAGCATGCGTTCTTTGGCCCAAGCAATCAAGTCAGCCACAACGATGAAGTAGCTCTCGAAGTTTTTGGCTTCGATGGCGCTCAGTTCACGCTGCAACCGGTCTTCGTATTCCTGCGGCCAAGATGCCAAGTGACCGAGCGACAAACGATTCCTGCGCCCTTCTTCAGCCAGCGCGCGCAAGTCTCCATCCACATGAATCAGCGGCGCGGTAGGCAGCGCACCAGCGCATCGTTCAGCGACTTCGTGTGTGTTGCGTACCGCTTGCTTCCAAACATCGTCGTCCAGGATGCGCAACGCCGCGCGCAACTCCTGCTCGGAGAGGATGTGTTGCGGCGTTGTTGCCTCACGACCACCAATCGACATGAATGCGGCGTAGTCGGTTGGCTGGGGATAAAAATTGGCGCTGCTCAGGACGAGGGGTTTGCCTGTACGACGTGCGAGCGCCAATGCAAAGCGTTGCGCCACGGGAGACGCAGGGTTGATGTCTACATAATCGAATGTGTCCGGGTCAGTCAACGCCGCGCCAGCGAACCTGATTACGCCCTTGCTCTCACGCAGCAATGCGAGCGGGTCAGAATCTTTGGCGCGCAATGCGGTGCTGAACCGGTAAAATGCACGAGTGTCCTCGGCCAGCGCCCATGCTTGCGGCTTGCGACCGTCTGGCAGCGTGACGGAAAACTCCGTACCGAATAACGGCTTGAATCCCTGAGCGGCTGCCGCTTTGGCCCAACGTACATGGCCCCACGTGCCGCCGTCAACGATGCCTGCTGCTGGCGCGCCGAGCTCTTTGATGGCTGCCGCCACTCGCGGCACAGGCCCGAAAGTTTGACGGAACGTGAACTCGGTGCGACAACGCAGCTGTGGTATTGTCATGCTTTTTCCTCGAATGCCATCTTATGCAAGTCCAACGCCAAAACAACTTCTACCAGCGCCATCACATCGTCCAGCGCCCGGTGAGTTTGCGGCAGCGGTTTGTTGAGCGTGAACTCATAGAGCTCAGTCAACTTGGGGTTGCGGCCCCATTGATCCTTGTGCAATCCAACGGTGCAATATTCTTGCGCTGGCCAAGGGAAGTCCAACACATCGCACCGCGCCAAATCGTTACGAATCATCGCCCGGTCGAACGGCAAGTTGTGTGCAAACACAGCGAACGCCTGTCCAAAGATGTGCCGCAGTTGCGGCAATGCATCTTTGAACGATGGCGCGCCGACGAGCGCGTCGTTGGTGATGCCTGTGATGCGCGTGATCTCGTCGGTGATGTCCTCGCCGGGATGCACAAGTTGAGAGAGCGTCTCTACAACCTGACCTTGCTCATCCACCAATGCCGCGCCAAGCTCGATTATCTTCGGTTGCTTGGCGAGCGGCGCTGATGGGTGCAACGTCAGCCCGGTTGTTTCTGTATCGAAAACGAGGACAAGGTTGCTCACCCGGCATTCTCCCGGCGCACGATGAACTTCAGGTCTGTGCCGAGAATTGCGCGTGTGTCGAAGATCACGTAATGATACTTGCGCTTTTGGTCAATCAAGAACTGGTTGGTGTGGCTGCGTGTGAACACTTCTTGCGCGACCTTGATGCCCATGGTGTTGAGCTTTTGGCGAAACTTTTCCAGCTCTTCCTCGGTGCAATGCATGCCAATGTGCGAAACAGTCGGACGCCGCCCAGACATCCAGTTTGGCCCGGTTGTGTAATCCAACACCTCCAACTCCAGCGGCTTGTCGCCGGGGCGAGTGTTTTGGTAGTTGAATGAGAGGTCAGCTTCGTTCGTGCCAGAAACGCCGAACACACGACCGTCAGCCACCACATGGTCTTCGACCCATTCGTTCAGGCCCAAGTCGGAGAGCAGTTGTTTGGCCTTCACTGGATCGTTCGGGCAAAGGGCAATTTGTTCGATAAAGAATTTCATTTCAAGCTCCATAAGGTAGCACGCAACCAGTCAGGTATTTGTGCCGGGGTTTATTGTGCAACAAAAAGGCCATGAACTCCGCGAGCTGGGTCGGGTCAGTTTCCTCACCGGCCAGCAGGGCGTTGATTTGATATTGTTCAGCGTATTCGCGCGTCCAGCCGCGATGCTTGATGACTTGTTCCTCGATGTCCTTGGACATTTCGGTACCCTTGAGCTTGTTGGGGCTGATGCCAAAGACGGTGATGCCGTGTTTCTTGGTCAGCTCGCGCGCCAGCTGCAGCGTCATGATGTGCGCGGCCCCTTTGGAAGCGTTGTAAGCGAGCGATGTCGTCATGGGCATGTGCGATGCATTGCTCACGATGTTCAGCACGGTGCCATGCGAACGCTTCAACTCCGGCAGCGCCCACTGGGTCATGCGGTAGATGCCCTTTGCGTTCACTGTCAAGACGTCATCCCAATCCTCTTCTTGGAAATCTTCCAGCCAGCCTGTGATGTTGATCCCTGCGCAGTTGATCAACACATCCAGCCGCTCAGGACAGTCACCGTAAGTTTCTTGCGGGTCAACAACGTCATTGCCCTTCTTGCGGTCGAACTCAAACACCTCATGCCCATCGCGGCGCAGTGCCGCAACAGCCAGCTTGCCGAGCCCGGCCCCAGAGCCGGTGACGAGAATCTTGCTCATTGCTTTTCCTTTCTGATTAATGATTCGACCATGGCGGCGTAAACAGCGAGGTCATGGATTGAGTCTTCGTGTGTCAGGCCGCTGTTGGCGAACCGCGTCATCTTCACAACCATCAACTCGAACAAATGCCAGACGTTGTAGTCTTCTGCGGTGTGCAACCAAACCCCATCAGGGAACATGGCCGTCATGACGTCACCCACGCGCTTGTAATTGTCGCCATAGACCTTGTTGCGCTCGCGGTAAGTTTCGGCCATTTCGGCCAGGATGTCAGCGGCTGTCTTCATGCGGGCTCCTTTGTGTTGGGTTTTGTGTAGGCACAAACATTGTGAATCTCTCGCTTTTCAGCGTTTATCCCGGCCCGGAGATACATCGCCACAACGTCAGGCCTGTCGTCGTATGCCGCGACGATTTCTTCCATGGGCACCCCATAGATGTGCGGCAACCAGTTGAGCATTGTTTGCTTGAGCTCCAACGAATGGCGGTGGTCATTGTTGTTGCGCATGACAAGGTATTCATAAGGCACGTCGTTGAGGCGCAACCATTCCTTCGTCAACGCTGCGTAGTGCACTGGGCGCGCTGTGAAAACGATTGTCTTGGCGTCAGGGTGCTGTTCAAAAATGTCTCTGTTACCAACCTTGTCGAAGCCGCTCAACACATGGTAGTCGTGGTAGCGTTCCATTGGGTCTGACTTTTGCCAGTTGATTTTTGGGATGCGCCATGCGTCGTCAGCGATACAGTTGTCGAGGTCGACGATTATGAACTTGTTCATGCAGTTTTCCTTTCTGAGATGCGGTCACGGTTGAGTTGCATTGCGGCTGCGTCAGGCGTCCACTCGCCCCACCACTCAGGCGGCAAGTTGACTGGTGGTGGTTGCACGTATTGCGGCTTGTACCCGCGCACCAACATCTCCAGCCGCAACGCCAAGAATCTATCAAGGCACCAACCGAGCCGCCGGTAGAAGAACTTGACGTGGCCAGCGCCCAACGTATAACGCTCAGGCGCCACGACCTTTCGGTTGGACTGGTAGGCTTTGGCCGCGAGATTGAAAACGCGCGGTAGCTCACGGTATTCAGCCAGCAGGTGCTCTCGGGAGAGTTCTTCAGGCGGCACGCAATTGATCCGGGTCATTTTGCCTCCTTGCGCATCTTGTCCACGATCTTCAGCAGTCGGCCCTTCTTGAGCAAGTCACCGCCATATTCTTCTTCGGCGAACTTTTCGATCTCTGCAAAGTAGTCGCGCCCTTCTTGGAACAAGAACTTCTCAGCCCATGGGTGCACCTTGAGCACCTCGTCGCACATCGCGTTCATGACCTTCTGGTATTCGTTTTGTGTGCGTCCACCGGTGCGGCTCTTGGCCAAGTCGACGAATGACCTGAGGTTGAACTTGGCGACGATGTTGGTGCTGATGTTGGTCGGCAGGATGCCGCGCGCGTCTTCGGCTGGCAACCCGAGCTCAATCAACTTGTTGTAGCCGAGCCGGATGTTCTCATTGACGATGTCGACGATGCCGCGCGCTTGAATGTCGTTGTTCACGCGGTCGGTGTAGACGTAATCATATTCGCACATGTTGAGTACACGCATCGTTTGTTGCGCGTAGCTGCCATTGCGCGAGCGCACGAACTGATGAGTGAACGCGCGACTGACGCCTTCAATCATGAAAACGTAATCCACAAACTCCCATGAGCTGGGGATTGTGTTGGCCATGTAATCTAGCTCGGCCAGCTTCTTTTCCTCCGGCCAAGCACGAATCTCATCCATCAACCCCGGCGACATCGTCAGCCGAGTTGACTTGGTGAAGATCAGAAGCTCCCGAGCTTCTGGCGTTGTGCTGATTAGTGTTACCTTCATGGTTGTTCCTTTCTAAGTTCAAGTCAATTTTCGCAACTCTTCTGTGAGGAGAAACGTCTAACGGAGATGCGCGTATTTGCCGCACGCGCGTGGCGGTGATGCCGAGGTCTTTGGCGACCAATGAGGCGGGTCGTTGATCCATGGAAATCATCAAGTCGCGATTGTACCTGCCGATGCGGCGCTTTATGTGACGCACAGCACAATCGAACTCTCGCTTGTCGCCCAACAACGACAGATGAACTTCCATTGTTGAGAACCGATGTTTCCGGTCACAAATGCGCGCATACTCAACACAATATTCGAGTGGCCTGTGGCTCACACCAATGACCGCGCTCTCAGAACCGCAAATGGGACAGTTCATGCTGCGGCTCTCCGCAGGTCGTAGGCGTTGTTGGCCTTGAGCAGCTTCTTGATTGCCGCGATGTCGTCCACAACGTCGTCGAGTAATATGTTGCGCCAAGTCGCGAACCGACCCAACGAATATATGTTGCGCTCCATCGTGAGCCTGAACAACAGTTGCTTGCGCACAGCGTCATCGATGGGTGCAATCTTGCCATACTTCTGGTCAACTGAACCCAACGACTCACACCCGCTCAGTTGGATGCCGAAGCTCTTGTTGATCTCTTCGTCGTCCATGTCGCCGAGCGGCCCGACCGTTTCCACGATGAGTGTGTCACCGGTGATGCTGGCACGGTAGACGTTCAGGTGCTGTTCGGGGTAGTAGAGCGTTTGGAACACGTCAGCGCCGGGAATGCGCCAGCGGTGCACCGTGATGCCGGAGCGCGAGAACGTCACCGGAGCGAGCCACCCCACCAAGCTCAACACCACCGGCAACGGCGCTGTGGAGATGGTTGGGCGCGGCGCGTTGTAGTTGGCGGGGGTTTCCCAGTCAATCCGGTCATTCACTGCGGCCACCAGCTGCTCGTACAAATCGTCCGGCGCGATGAACCGTTCAGCCGGGTCAAGGTTCCAAATGCTCCGCTCACCGGCCAGCCGCCCGACAACCTTCTGGGCGTAGAGGTTGGCCCACCGGATGGCGCTGGTTTGTTGGGTGCCGTCGGCCCAGATGCCCTTGCGTACCCGAACCTTGCGGAACTCAATGCCCGTCAGCCGCGCGACAGCGTCACTGCGGAAACGCAGCAACGCCTTGTGCGCAGCTTTGGGTTGCGCAGCGGCTTCCACCACTTGCGCATTCGGCCACGCATGGGCTGCAATCAACCCTGCGAGGCCAGCTCCAACGATCACTGGGGCCGTCATTCGTCATCCTCAACGATGGCGAGATGATTTTTCTCGACCAACTTTTGCAGGTAGCCGCGCACATTTTGCTGGAAGTGTTCCTCCAGCTCTGCCACCGTGCAGGTTTGGTTCGGTGCGTTTTGCACGTAGACCAACACCTGATTGCGGATTGATTCGGCTTGCGGGCGAGATTCACCCGCATTGGTGGCGACCACCTTGTGAATGATTACGCGTTTGCGTCGTTCGCCTTTGGGTTGCTCTGAGACCTTCGGGCGCGGCTCGATGGGTTGTTGTGCCGTCACGGCATCGTGCAGTGAATGACTCATGGTGCCTTCCTTATACGGATTGTTGTTTTTTATTTCGCTGGGCGTGAGCGCCACTGGCTGCACGCCTTTGGGCACGCCTGCGCGCCCGACAGCGTCCTGAGCGGACATGATGGCCATGCCCACTTGCACTTCTGCTGCTGCGCGGCTCCCGAACCCTTTGAAGCCGGGATCGTTCTTCAGCGCGCGGTAAGTTGCGTTCAAGTCTTCCAATGTGGCGCCCTTCACGGCGTCACGGTCGCGGATTATGTTTGGCATTGCGTTCACCTTTCTGAGTTTGCTGAATTGATTATGCTGGAGTTTACCACGTCGCGGCAACTTCTTCTGCCAGTTGCCACAACTGCGCATTGTAGTCAACTGAGCGAGTGATGTCACTCAATGGGCGGGAAGTGGCCGCACGACCTGAGCGTGAGAGCCCTTCGATGCCGCCGCGCACGGTATTTTCCTGGACGCGGTTGAACACAGACCACAAGTCACCCTTGTCGTCTTCTGCGCGGCGCGGCTCCAGCAACTCAGCCGGTGAGAATCGCTGCGCGTCACCCCAACGCAGTTGTGCGGCGAAGCGCGCGAATTCAATGCGCTGACTTTTGCTCAGGTCAACTTTCGACCAGCGGTCAATTTGCGTGTAGAGCTTGGAAGTGTTTTTCGCCAACCCTTGCATGCGGTGAATGAGGTCAGCCGCAGCATCTCCGGTGTGGCGCACCACTTCATGGCCTACCGTGTTGCCGACAACCAGCCCATTGGCACAAACGAACCGGAACACTCCCGCCATCACGCGCGCCGAGGAAGAGCCGTCGTGGCTGTTGATGAGGATGATGCGCGGTACGGCCCCATTGATTTCTTCGTGGTCTGGGTGGCGGAAGTCGATCATGTGCTTGGCGTAGAGTGAACTACGCTTGCGCGGGTTGGCGACGGAGCTGGTGGCAACTTGCCAACCTTCTTGCGCGAAGCGGTCGACAATCTCGCCGCTGGAAATAAACTGGTAACGCGCGCTCACAGTTGGGGCGGCTCCGTTGACCAAGGCGGGTGCTGGTAGTGTTTTCATGAGTGTCTCCTCAGAGAGTTTGTTGTTGAACAGAGATGGTGTAGCCGAGGCCTTTGATTTGTTCTAGGACGCGGTCTGTGAATGTTTTGCAGCCGACGAGCGCTGCGAGCTTTTGGGCCACCGGGCAAACCGGGTACACCGCCCGGTTGCCGTAGTTGTTTGCGATTCTGACGGTGATGGTCATTGCGTTGTCCTTTCTGAGTTAGACGATTTTGAACTTGTAGCCGCCGAAGTCTGCCTTGCCTGCAGCTTTGAGCTGGCCACGGAACTTAATGTGCTGGCCGATCGGCAATGCCAGCACCATGAACGCTTCCCGCACTGAGCGGTGCGAGACCTTCTTGCCGTCAGGCCTCACGACTTCAACTGCGTGGCGCGCTGCACGAGCAGCTGCGACATCTTTGTCCTGCCATGAGGCGGCGATGGAAGCGCTGCGCTCGGCGCTGGCGGCAGCTTTGCGCACTGGGCGGCCAGTTTCAGTATTCCACTCATGACCGCACATGTGGCAATCAGCGATGTGTTCGTTGACGACATGTTGCATGCCGCGAATGATGCGCACTTCGCCGCAGGTCAGGTTCTCGGTGTCGCCACACTCAGGGCAACGCAGCTCATGAGCGTTGTCGGCAGCGACTGCGCGCTGGGCAGCAGCCATGATGTCTTCAGCGGCAACCTTCGGCAACAAAGCAGCGACCCGGCGCTCGGCGGTCTTGCGGTCAGCGAACTTCTTGACTGGCTTGGCGTTGTGAGCGTTATAAAATGCGACCAGTTCAGCGGTGGTGGCGGTGGTGATGTTCATGATTAGTTCCTTTCTGAGTTAAGTACTACAATCGTTATTCTCGCGAGAAAATCAGGTCACGGCAACATATTTTTGAATGCCCCTGCAAAATGTAGGGTCTTTCCTAGGCTGGCGCACTCCCCTGCGGTAAACTGGGCGAGCCCAAGATGCCCGAGAATACCCCTTCCAAA